GATGAAATATTCTAAGATTCAGAATTATTTTGATAAAGGCGAAGAAGGAATAACTCAGTTATTGGCAGATTGTGCTGATATTTTTGAAACTTTAGACCAATATAAACAAGATTTTATTGGTAATATGATTTCTTCTGCTGATGATTATAAGGAACGACTTAATGTGTTGACTGGTATTTATGGTTTTCTTGAACCAATTTTCAATCTGGCTCAGGCTTATAAAGAAATTAAAGAAGATGAATCTTATTGCAATTTAAGAGCAGAGGCAGAAACTACAGGAAAGAAAATAACCGCAGATGCACTTAAAGTTGAGGCTCATAGAGCAGTATCGTTATGGATAAGAACAAGAAATATTTATGAGTCTTATGTAAGATTTACAGAAAAAGGAATAATAACTATTCAAAGCCAATTAAACAGATTAGAAAAAAATAGAGATTACAAACCCCAGGAAGAAAGATAAATGACTAATTTATATTATTTTTTAGAAAGATTATGTAATAAGTTAAGGAATTTCTTATTGGATATTTGCGAAAAATTAGAAAGATTATCATATTATTTTTATTATAAGGCAATAAAATGGTAAATAAAAGAGCGATATTAATAGATAATGGTAATATCCAATTTCGTAGTATCTTCGCCTATCGCAATAATCCGTCTATTCCAGTTACTTGGACTTATTTGAATATGATTACTGGTTATTTAAATAAATTAGAAGTAACATTAGATGATTTAGTTGTATGTGCTCAAGACTATGGTAGTTGGAGGAAAGATATAGATAAATCCTATAAAGCTCAACGAAAAGATTTTCGTGAAAGTTATGAAGAAGCCGAATGGTGGCAAAAACGCTATGATGAATTTAATAATCTTTATGAGAAATTGAATATTGCACTTCCTTTTCATTGGATAAAAAAATGGAAATGTGAAGCAGATGATGTGATAAGCGTTTGTTGCAGAGTATTTAAAGATAAAGAAATAATAATTATAAGTAGTGATAAGGATTTGGAAATGCTTTTAACTTTTTCTAATGTAAAAATCTTCAGTCCAATTTCCAAAAAATTTAAGAAAGTTCCTAATCCTACAAAAGTTTTATTAGATAAGATTCAGGGGGATATTAGTGATAATCTTTTAGATAAACCATCTTCGGAGGCAGAATTTGAACGCAGAAAAAAGATAGTAGACCTTATTAATCCATTACCTGAATTCGTAGAGAATCCAATTAAAGAAGAATTAAATAAAATTATGCCTAAAAATATCTATCCAAGTAAGATACCTTTTCGTTCTATTAGAGCAAAATTTGCTAAAATTTATAAATTGGAGGAACAATGAAAAAACTAAAGGTAATTAAAAAAATAATCAAATCCTCATGTTATTGTTGCTCAACTATTGGCGGTAGACCTATTCCTCAAAAAGAATGTAAAACTTGTGATGGAACTGGATTTTATAAAGAGAATTATTATACTTTTATTACAACAAATTCAAAAGGTCAGCGATTTGCAATAGATTCAGATACTTTATCATAAGGAGAAAAATAATGAATAAAGGAAAAATAGTTAGGAAAGGGTTTGCTTTATACCTTAAAGTTATTGGTGAACCATTAGATAAACCTGCTTATTTTGAGATTGCATCTTATGCTATTAAAAATAAAATAAAAGAAATAGCACAATTATCAGATGAATTTAACATTGATTTATCGGGAGAAAAATGAAAATTAAAATCTGTAGTAAATGTAAAGAAGAATTACCAATAACTGAATTTCATACAGATAGAAATACAAAAGATAGATTGTGTTATACATGCAAGTCTTGCCAAAAAATTTATAAAGAAGAACATCGAAAAGAACTTAAAAAATATATAAAAGATTATCATCAAATTCATAAAAATGAGGCAAAAAAATATTATAAATTTAATAAAAATAAAATTATAAAACGACAAAAAGATTATTATAAAACTCCAACAGGAATTTATAATCAATTAAAAGGCAATGCAAAACATCGTAATATTGAATTTAATATCAAAAAAGAAATTTTTATAGAATGGTATCAAACACAAGACCAAAAATGTCATTATTGCGAAAGAACTCCGAAAGAAAGTAGACAAATTGATGGTTTTGGAAAAAATATACAAAGATTAACAATAGATAGAAAAAATAACGATAAAGGTTATATTTTAAATAATATTGTATTATCTTGTATAAAATGCAATGATATAAAAGGTAATTATTTTACAGAAAAAGAAATGTTAAAAATAGGAAAAATTATAAAATTTAAAAAGGAGGAATAAAAAATGGCTACACAAACAATTACATCGAAGATAACAAAGAAAGCGAGAAATGGTAAGGGTTTTGTTTTAGAAGGGCAAGAAGGTTGGTTTAATGCTAACGAAAAAACCGAATCTTATCTTGCAAAAATTGACGAAGGAAAAGTAGTAGAAGTTACTTATTTCAAAAAAGGAGTAAAAAGAGAAGTAACATTAATTAAGGAAGTTTCTGGCGGAGCAACTAAGACCGAACCAAAAGAAACAACTAAAGAAGATACAAACGGAACATATACTAATTGCTCGGTCTGCGGTAAAGAGTTAAAAGGAAAAGGAGTTAATTATCCTAATTGTTGGGGTTGCAAAGATAAAGCACCTAAAGAAGAAAAGAAATCCGAAGAACCAAGAAAAGAAAGAACATACACTAATTATGATAATCCTGAGAAAACTGCCCAGATTCAGAGAGGAAATTGTATTAATGCTGCTGGAGCTGCTGTAAGCGGTAATTTTGCAGGAAGCGACCCACAAACAATAGCAGAAGCAGTAAAAATAATAGCAGAACAATTATTGGATTGGTTAAGGGTAGAATAATTATTCATTTTTTTTGAATATATTATGAGAAAAATAATTTGCCCAATTTGTAAAAAAGAATTTGTTAATAATTATAAACATAGAAAATATTGTTCTCAAAAATGTTACGATGAGTTTTATAATGATTATAATAAAATGTATTTCCAAAATCACAAAGATTATTATCAAATTCATAAAGAACAAAGGTTAAAAAATCAAAAGAAATATTATATAAAAAATAGAAAAAAAATTTTAGAACATCATAAAAAATATTGTCAAACTCATAGAAAAGAAAGAGCATTATGTATGCACAAATATATACAAAATAATTTTAATAGAAAAATGCGTCAAAATTTAAGAAAACGAATTTGGGATGCTTTAAAAAATAATTATAAATCAGAATCAACCATTAAATTAATTGGTTGTTCTATTGAATTTTTAAAGAAATATTTAGAATCTAAATTTAAACTAGGTATGAATTGGGATAATTACGGTAAATGGCACATTGACCATATTAGACCTTGTAGTAGTTTTGATTTAAGTAAAGAAGAAGAGCAATATAAATGTTTCAATTATATCAATCTCCAGCCTTTATGGGCTGAAGAAAATTTACAAAAACATAATAAAATTCATAAAGGGGAATAAAAATGTTTAATGATTCTCAAATTTTAGAATATTTTAAAAATAAAATAAAAAATTTTGAAAAAACTACTAAACGAGGAAGTTTTTTATATACTTGTCCAAATATTAAAAAACATAAATTCGAAACTAAATCCCCGACCGCAACATTTATTCCTGGCTCTGGAAATAAAATTTATTGTCTAACCTGTGGATGGAAAGGGTCTATTTATGATGCAGTTCGTTTATTAGAAGATAACATTTCTTTAACAGATGACAAAATAATTTCTTTATTAACAGAATCATTTGGAATAAATAATTATCCAGAACTTAATGAATATTTAAAATATGGATGGAGTTTATTTGCCATTGCCAAAAATAGTAAAAAGCCATTAAAAGACGAACATTGGCGAGAAGAAGGAGTAAGCACTAAAGAAAAATCAAAATGGCTCAATTGGTTAGAAAGCGGATGTAATTTGGCTGTTAATTGCGAATTTAGTAATGTAATGATAATTGATTTTGATGATAAAGAAATAAAAGAAGAATCAATTCCTTTAAGAGATGAATTAAAAAAATTATTAGAAGATAATAAAACACTAACGCAAAATACTCCAAGAGGCGGAAAGCATTTTGTATTTACTTTTGATTCGGAACTTTGTTTTAAACAAAAAGTAAATGTGGCTGGTTTAGCCATAGATACCCGAACAGAAAAAGGATATTTTTTAGTTTCTCCTTCTAAAATAAATAATCTTAATTATAATTGGGTTAATCTTGGGGCGGAAATAAAAGTAATTTCTTCAGAATTAAAATCTAAGTTATTGGAATTAATCAAGGTAGATAAAGGTATAAAATCAGAAACATCGACAGAAATGTCGCAGATAATGGAAGAAATAAAAACAATAAAAGAAGGCGGAAGGAACGACCTTTTGGTATCTTTAGGCGGATTATTTACAAAATCTCTCAATCCTACGCAAACAGAATTTGTATTATCAGTTATAAATCAAAAATTCTTAAATCCCCCATTACCTAATTTTGAAATAAAAGCAATGTTAGGAAGTTTGGAAGGATATAAAGAAACAGAAACACAAACCCAAGAAAATGCAATTTATGAAGCGTGTCAAGTAATTCAAACTGATATTGGAGCTAAAGATATTATTGACCATGTTTTTCCTGGAGATAATAAAAAGAGAGCTATAGTAGACAAATACTTGGCAAAGATGCATAAAGAAGGAAAATTAAGTAGAAGAGGAAGAGGTCGTTATGATTGTAAACAAACAGTTGAATGGACTAATGAACTTCAAGAACAATCAAAAGAAATAAATTATAAAATTCCTTATTTTAATGATGTGGCTTATTTTAGGAATGGGGATATTATTCTTATTGGAGCTCCTACGGGAAAAGGAAAAACGACTATAGCTATAAATTTTATTAGACAAATGAGGGCACAGGGAATTATTCCATTTTATTTGTCATTAGAAGCAGGAAGTCGCCACGAAAAAACTGCCCAATTATTAGGTCTTACACAAAAAGATTATTATGTTCCAAAAGAAGTAGTTAGTAATCCATTACAAATAGAAATAGAACCGAATTCTTTTACCATAATTGATTGGCTTTATTTTGGAGACGATTTTGCACAAACACAAGCAGTATTTAAACATCTTAATGATGAGATGGTGCGTAAGGGAGGTATTTTAGTTGTTTTTACTCAATTAAAAGAAGACTATAATTATTTTGCGGTTAATTTAGTTAAATCATTTCCAAGATTTGCTACAAGATTTATTTATGATGATGAAACAGGATTAGTAAGTCATTTTCAGGTAGATAAAATAACCGACCCAAAAGGGCATTATCAAAATGCAATAATTTCTACACAATTTAATTTTGAAAGCAAGGAATTAATAAAAAAGAATAATTTATAAAAGATGAAAACCAAAATTTATAGAGGAAAATGAATAATTTAATTAAACATATTAATAAATTAAATAATTTATATCATTCATTTAAGAAAAATTATCAATCTATGCAAAAAATGTTTGATAATCATTCTTCTATTTTACAAAAAATAAAATTAAGTGAAACAATACTGATGCAAGCATTTATGTTAATAGCAGAAAAAACCGAAGAAACCCAGGTTCGTAGAGAATTTAATAAAATTATAAAAAAAATCAAATGATTAAATGCTGTCGATATTGTAGATTTTGTTATTGTCCAGATGAAAGCGATGTATCGGGATTGTATTGTAATAAAAATAAAATTATTAAAATAACAGATTCAGATAAAATACATAAATTTTGTTTTGGCAATTATAGATTTAGTTTATTAAAGTTTTTATTTGGAATATAAAGATGACCAATAAAGATAAAGGTAAAATGCTAGAGATATTTGTTGCTGAAAAACTTCAAGAAATTTTCCAAGAAAATCCGCCTATTCGCCCTTCCAAAGCCTCAAGTGGCGGTCAACGAAATACCGAACTTGCGGATATAACAAGTCAAAATGTATTTTGCGAATGTAAATCCCATAAAGGAAAATTCTTTAGTCGAAAAGTTTGGACTAAATTGATTGATTCTTTGCCTTTTTCTACTACTAAAATACCATTATATATTATAAAAGATAATATTGAAGGGGTCTTGGTTATGTTATCGTTTAGTGATTTTTGTAAATTATTGAACGAAAGAAAATGAAAACACTAAAAATTCATAGTCCAATCTGGTCATCTATGTCAATTGGTATTGCTCATTTTCGTGTTTCTGATGACCTTAAAATACAAATACTTTATAAAGATAAGTATGGCAATCGAAAATTTCCTGATACTTATTTTATGTCCAAAGAAAAAATAATAACTTATCCTACCAAAATAATCCATAAAAATATTAGATTATATATAATACCAATTAAAGACCTTGAAATTATTAAAAATGAATAGAAAACAATATATAAAAAAATATCGTAAAATTCACAAAAAAGAAATAAGTATTCAATGTCATAATTATTATTTAAAGAATAAAAATAAAATTAGAAAACAACAAAAAAAATACGAAAAAAGTCATAAAAGGGGAATCAATCAATATAAAAAGAAATATCGTAAGTCGAATAAATATAAAATATATCATGAAAAATATTATAAATTAAATCGAGATAAATTACTTGAACAGCATAGAAAATATTATAAAAAACATAAAAAATATTATGCTAAAATTATCAGAAAATGTGTCAAAAAAAGGTTAAAAAAAGATATTAAATTTAGATTAAGATGTTATTTAGCAAATAGAATATATCAAGCATTAAAAAATAATATTAAATCAAAGCGAACAATTGATTTACTTGGCTGTTCTATAGATTTTTTGAAACATCATCTTGAGAAACAATTCAAATCAGGTATGGCTTGGTCTAACTATGGTAAATGGCACATAGACCATATAAAACCATGTGCGAGTTTTGACTTAAGCAAACCAAGCGAGCAACGTAAATGCTTTCATTATACCAATCTTCAGCCTTTATGGGCTAAAGAAAATAAATTAAAAACTAATAAATACTAAAGATTTGGAGGTATTGAAATGAAAAAATGTAATTATCCACATAATGATGAATTTAATGAAACAAAAGAATTAATCCCAAAAAGAATAACAGAACTTTGTAAATGGCATTGGTATAATTATGTTAGATATTATGGATTTTATTGTTGGTGGAATTATTTAGATATGTTACCAAGAAGGATTTATTGGTTTTTTCAAAGAGGATTTAGAGGTTATGGAGATAATGATACTTGGGATTTTGATAGTTATTTAGCTGCTGTTATTTCTAAAGGATTGAAACATTTTAAAACTTATTGTCATGGGGGTAAGCCGACTAAAAAAGAATTAGACATCATAATTAAAGGATTTGAAGAAAATTTAAAAATGATGAATTTGGATTATAAATATAAATCAAAATCCTATTTATCAGCGAATAAAAAATTTCATAAGGGAATGAAATTATTTGAAAAATATTTTAATTATCTTTGGGATTAAAATGAACCTAAATGAATTAAGAATAAAAATATCCGACTACATAAGAAAAATAACATTAGAAAATGTTGAAAGAACTAATGAAGAAAAATGGAATAAATTAAAGGAGATTAAAGATGGGAAGAAAAAAGGGCGGTAAGAATAAAATATTAAAAGATATGAAAACTGCATTAGACCAGGCTCCTGAAGTAAAAAAAGCAATCAAAGAAGATATTAAAAAAGAAGAAATTGACCCTAACCTTAAACGAGTAACTAATGAACTTACGAAACAGTTTGGTCATTCTATAATACATTTTGCCAATGAAGAACCAGAGAAAGAACGTATCCCAACAGGAATAGAATCGATAGATAAATTAATTGGCGGAGGAATTCCTGAAGGAATGTTTACTGTATTATGGGGAAATAAATCTTCAGTTAAGACAACATTAGCTTATTTAATTATTGCACAAGCACAAAAAAGAGGAATACAAACTCTTTATGTTGACCTTGAACAATCTTTTTCAAAACTTTGGGCAGAAAAAATGGGGATAGATTTAAATAGATTATTATTGGCTAATGAATTCCAAAATGCCGAAGAATGTATGGATTCAATTATAAAATTATGTAATGAAAAAAGTGTAGGTTTAATAGTATTAGATAGTATTCAATCTTTAAGTCCTTCTGGAGAAAAAGAAACAAAAACAGGTAAAGAAAAGTCAGTAGCGGATGATACTATGGCATTACTTGCACGAAAATTAAGCCAATTTTTTAGAATGACAGCACATGGTGTTGCGAAGGGGAAAGTAGCTATGTTGCTTATCGGACAAGCGAGAACAGATTTAGGGAGCTTTATCAAGTTAGATGCTTTGTCAGGTGGACATGCACTTCAACATTGGTCGGCTATAACTTTAAAAACTTATAGAGGAAGCAAAGCAGATGCACCAAGATATAGATTTAAAGTAGATGGAAAAGCAAAGGAAATAATAACAGGATTTTCTCTTAATGTAAAAATAGAAAAAACAAAAGTGAGTAAAACCGCCCCAGAGAATTCAGTTGTTACTTTACCTTTTTACTATGAATATGCTTTTATAGAACCAACTGAAAATCAAATAAAAGAAATATATTCAGACTGGATTTCTTTCGAAGAAGAAAAATAAAATGTATAAAAACAAATCTCATTGTTTAGTTTGTGGAAAAGAAATTAGTTATGTTTCTAAAAGATGTCAAAAACATGCTAACGAATATTCTATGAAGAAAAGAATAAAAAATAGAAGAAATTATTATGGTAAAAATAATCCTAATTTTGGAAATCATAAATTCATGAAAGATAAATCTTGGTCTTGGAAAGGAGGAAAAGCAAAATGCAAAATATGTAATAAATTATTGAGTGGATATAAATATATATATTGCTCAAAACATAAAGGAATAAAATCATTAAACCCCAATTGGCATGGAGGGATTAGTTATTTGCCATATTCTTATGAATGGAAAATAATCAGGAAAGAAATAAGAAAATTTTATAACTATATCTGTCAATTATGTTTTAAAAAAGGAAAAATAGTTCATCACATTGATTATAACAAACAAAGTAGTAAAATAAATAATCTAATAAATCTTTGCAAAAAATGCCATGCAAAAACCAATGGTAACAGAGATTATTGGTATGCTTATTTTAGATATATTAAAGATTATGAAAATTCTAATACTCGAAGATAATCCAATTCGCATCGAAAAATTCAAGAAATTATTTAGAAATCAAGAATTATTTATTTGTGAAACTGTAAATGCAGCCAAAGAAGCATGTTTATTGAATGATTTTAAAATAATGCTATTAGACCATGACCTTGGAAATCAAATTTGGGTAGATTCCAACGAAGAGAATACAGGTTATACATTTGTAAAATGGTTGGTTGATAATGAAAGTCAAAAACAAGCATTATGTTATATTCATTCTATGAATTTTATAGGAGCAAATAAAATGATGAATTATTTATTAGATAATGGAAGAGATGCAATTTGGATACCTTTTCATTTATTAAAATTGGAGGACATATTTTAAATTTCCCAATCCAAAACATCAGCAATATAGGAAGAGAAATAATCTTATTTAATCGCCAACAAGACGGAACTTTGTCTCAGTTCAGGGATAAGAATTTTCTGCCTTATTTTTTTCAAGAATCTCCAACAGGGATTTTTAGAACAATTAATGGAAAAAAAGTAAATAAAGTATTCTGTAAATTGCCTTCTGAAGTTGCTCGTAAAAGAGATGAAAATTCTTATGAGGCAGATATTTTATACCCGAAGCGTTATTTAATTGATAAGGTAGGAGAAATTATTAAATCTCCTATCAAATATATTTTTATTGATATTGAAATCCAAACAAAGGGAGGAGTTCCTAATTATCTTTATCCCAATCAGCCAATTACGTGTATTAGTATTTATAATTCTTTAACTAAAGAAATCAAGACATTTTATTTAAAAGATTATGTTGACCCAAGAATTAGTGTTAAAGATTGGAATGAACTTGAAGATAAATTGTTAAAAGATTTTGTTAAATATATAAAAGATGAACAACCAGATATTTTGCTCGGTTGGAATTTTATATTATTCGATTATCCTTATTTATGTGCAAGAATTAAAAAATTATGGAATTTGGAATTAGCAGAATTAATTTCTCCTATTAATAAAATGCGGTATGGAAGAAAAGAAGATGGAATTCCTTATCCAGCAGGAATTAGTATATTAGATTATCTTGACCTTTTTAAAAAAATTTATAATAAAGAAGTATCTTATTCTTTGGATTCTATTGCTCAAAAATATTTAGGAAAACCTCCAAAAAAGAAAGTAGATTTTAGCCAAATTACTAATGAAATTAAAGAAAAAAATATTGAAGATATAAAAGATATGATTGAAATTGAAAATCAAAAAAAGATAATTTCTTATTATGATGAAATTCGTAGAATGGGTAAATGTATTTGGGAGGATTTAGTTTGGTACAGTAAGGTACTTGATGTAATGCTTTTAACTGAAGCAAAAAAAATGGGTATAATACTCCCTTCAAAAAAATATGCAGAAGATATTATAATAGAAGAAGGCAAGGAATTTGAGGGAGCTTACCGAAGAGCCGAACTTGGTCGTTTTCTTGAACCCGTCTATAAATTAGATTTGAGCAGCGCTTATCCTCAAGCCATTATTAATTTTTGTTTAGATATTGCTAATCTTACTGAAAATAAAAATGAACAAAAAATAGATATAACTGACCGAGAAACTAATGAAATAAAATATTCTATTTATGTTAAACAAAATCAAAATACTTTATTACCTATTATAGCAAGAAAATTAATTGCTAAAAAAGACATATTAAAAAAACAATTAAAATCTTTAAATCCAGAAACGGAAGAAGCAAAAGATTTGCAAATAAAATACGACGCAACCAAGGCACTCACAAATAGTTTATTTGGAGTAACTGCCTTAAAAGCGTTCCGTTTATACGATGTTCGGATAGCCTCTGCCATTACAAGTATAGTAAGAGATTTACTTCATTTTGTAGAAAATAAATTACAAGAACAGCAAATGAAAGTAACTTATGTGGATACTGATAGTTTATTTGTAGTAGCCAAAGAAGACCCTACCAATTTATTAAATGATTTAGTAAAAGATTGGGCGAAACAATACAATAAGCCAAACATAGATATTTCTTTTGATTGCGAAGGGATTTTTGATAGATTATTGGTAGTCGCTTTATGTCACTACATTGGTTATTTAACCACAAAAACAGGAATAAAAAAAGAAATTAAAGGAGTGGAAGTAAAAAGAAGGAATAGTTCTATTTTTATGAAAAAGTTTCAAGAAGAATTAATAGAAAAAGTTCTTAATAATGAATCTCAAGAAGCGATTATTGAATTTATTGCTTTACAAAAAGAAGCGATTATAAAAGTTCCTATAATTGAAATCGGATTCCCTTCAAAAATAAATAATGCACAAGATTATAAAAGTCCTCCCATTTTTTTGAGGGCTTTGGATTATTCTAAAGAATTATTTGGATTTGAAAAAAATTCGGGAGAGACTTTTTATTATTGTTATGTTAAATCGCTTGGCACAGCAGAAAGACATGCCAAACAAATGCGTAAAAGTAAGGAAACGGGAGAAAAAGAATTAAAAGAATCCCATACAATAGTAGAAAAAAATGTGCTTGCTTATGATGAAGAAACTCAAAATCAAATAAAAGAGATAGATTATGATATGATGATTAAAAGAAATATTTTAGACATAGCAGAGAAAATTTTTGATGCACTAAAATGGGATAAAGAAAAAATAGGAATAATAACTAAACCCAAAAGAGAACGAAAAACCAAAGCACAGATTGCTTTAGAAATAGTTAAAGAACAAGAAACTCCTATAATTCAATCTCAACCTACTTATACTGAAAAAGATTTTATAGAAGAAAAAGAAATTAAACCTTATTATTCTGAATAATGGAAAATAAACATTTATCTATAGTTGGTTTTGGAAAAGACAGAGATGAGAACGATTTTTATCCTACCCCTCCCGAAGCTACTGAATGTTTATTTAAGAGAGAAAAGTTTGGGGGATTAGTATGGGAAAGTGCTTCTGGAAATGGAAGTATGAGTAAAGTAATAGAAAGACATAATGAATGTGTTAGTTCTGATTTAAGAACTGATGACGATGTTTATGGAATTAAGGGAATTGATTTTTTATCAAAAAAATTAAATAAAGAAGTCATGAATATTATTACCAATCCTCCCTATAAATTTGCTGAAGAATTTGTGAAAAGGGCAAAAATTATAGCATCTAATAAAATTGCTTTATTATTAAAATTGGTTTTTTTAGAAGGAATAGGTAGATACGAAATGTTTCAAGATAAAGATTTTCCTCTTAAAAGAGTTTATGTATTTTGTAGAAGAGTTAAAATTTATAAACAAGGTATCATTGGTAAAAATTCTGGGTTAATTGCTTATGCTTGGTTTGTATGGGATAAAGAATATAAAGGAAGTCCAGAAATAGGATGGATAAATGAATATTAATTTTACTTATTTAAATCAACCACCAAGAAGATATACTTTTCAAGCACCTAAAGTAAGAGAGTGGACAGAAAAATGGTGCAAAGGAAAAGTATTAAATATTTTTGCAGGAATGACTAAATTAAATGTAGATGAAATAAGAAATGATATAGACCCAAATTGTCCTGCTGATTATCATTTAGATGCTTATGAATTAGTTATGAAATTTATTTCTGAAAATAAAAAATTTGATACAATTATTTTAGACTCTCCTTGGAATTATCGCAAAGCAAGAGAAAAATATGGTGGAAGATATATAGGAAGATTAACCAAAATGAAAAATGAATTATCTAAAATTTTAAATGATAATGGAAGAACTATTTCTTGGGGATACGATACGGTAGGAATGAGTAAAAGTAGAGGATTTTCTAAAATTGCTATTTGTTTAGTATGCCAAAATGGCGACCACAATGATTTTATGGGATTAGTTGAAGAAAAAAATGACTAATCAAATTCAATTATATTTAGGAGATTGTAAGGATGTTCTTAAAAAAATAGAAGATAATTCTATTGACCTTATTGTTACCGACCCTCCTTATCAATTGGCAAGTATTACGAAACGATTTGGTAAAGAGGGAAGTGCTCCTTGTCAATTCGGAAAGGATGGAGCATTTCAGAGAGTATCTAAAGGATTTATGGGGAAAGAATGGGATATATTACCTCCAATTGAAGTCTGGAAAGAATGTTTAAGAGTATTAAAACCAGGGGCATTTGCTTTTATTATGACTACTCCAAGACAAGATAGTTTATGCCAAATTTTAATGGATTTATCTCAAGCAGGATTTGTGATGGGATTTACAAGTATTTATTGGGCTTATGCAAGTGGATTTCCTAAAGCAATAAACATTTCTTTACACATTGATAAACAAGAATGTAAAAAAGAATTAAAAGAAAAATTAGGAAGAAATCCTACCAAAGAAGAATTTGAAGAGAAATGGAAGAATTATAGAGAAATTATTAGTAAAAAACAACATTCTACAAATTTTGAAAATGCTAAACTTAATAAAACAGGTTATCTACAAGACGAAGCAAATCAAAATAATAAAAAATGTTTTGGTTATGGAGAAGAAATTTTAGGCAAATCTCATTCTCCCAAAGCAAAAGAATTTGAAGGCTCTTATGGTGGTTTTCAACCTAAACCAGCAGTAGAAATAATTATAGTATGTATGAAACCTCTTTCTGAAAAAAGTTACATAGACCAAGCATTAAAAAATGGTAAAGGAATTACTAATTTAGATGATTGTAGAATTCCTTATGATAAAGAATACAAACCACAAAAGAGAGGAAATTTAAATTCAACATCAAAGGAAAGAAACTACGGTTATAAAGATAATGTAGAAATTGGTTCTGAAAAAGGAAGATTCCCTGCCAATTTATTAGTTTCTGATGATGTATTGAATGATGGGATAGTTAGTAAAAGTTCAGATGCAATTAGACATAATAATCAATCAGAATTTTCTGGAAAAGGAATTTATGGAAAATATAATTCTAAAGATACTAAAGGATATAATGATTCTGGTTCGTTTTCTCGTTATTTTGATTTAGATGCTTGGGCTAAAGAAAATAATATTTCCGAAGATAATAATACTTTTCCTTTTTTGATTTGCCCAAAAGCAAGTAAGAGCGAAAAAAATAAAGGATTAGATAATTTACCAAAGAAACAAAAAATATTTAATGGGCAAAGTAATAATTCAAGTAAAGATATAAAAGATGTAGAAGAAAGATTTACTACCGAAGCAAGTGCTAATTTTCATCCAACAGTTAAACCTATAAAATTAATGAGTTATCTTATTACTTTAGGAAGTAAAAAAGAAGATATTATTTTAGACCCATTTGCAGGAAGTTGTACTACTGGCGTTGCTTGTAAATTATTGGGCAGAAAATTTATAGGAATAGAATTAAATAAAGAATATTTAGATATTGGAAGTGCTCGTATTAAAGGATATAATAATGAAAAAAAATAAAAATTATTTTAAAAAAGGGCACATTCCCTGGAATAAAGAATTGAAGGGGATACATCTCAATCCAGAAACAGAATGGAAAAAAGGTCAAAAAGGTAGAAATTGGATGCCTATAAAAAGTATAACTATAAGAAAATGTAAAAACGGTGAATTTAGAAGATTTATCAAAATACGAGAACCTAACAAATGGTTAGAATACGCAAGATTTTTATGGCAAAAATGTTATGGAACAATTCCTAAAGGTTATATTATCCATCATAAAGATAATAACGCTCTCAATGATGTCTTAAAAAATTTAAAAATGATTACAAGAAAAGAACACATTAATATTCATAGAAAAATCGCACAAGAAAGAATAAAAAATACAATAATTCCTAAAAGAGAGGAAGAGAAATGAAATTAAAAAATTATTTAAATTTAGGTATTCCAAAAAAAATAACTGAAAATATTAAATTAAAACCTCAACCAGCGATACTTATAATAGGAAATAAAAAATACGATACTGAAATAACAGAATTTGAATTGAATTATGTTAATCCATTTACAGATATTGGAGATTATCATACTAAATTTAGACCAATAAAAAATATAATTTTAACTTTTGATGTTAAAAAAATTAAAAATAGATAAATGGCACAAAATAATTATACAATAGAAGCAAAAATTTGGGATTCGTGGGAAAAAGATACTTATACCATAAATGGATATATTTTTTATGCTATAATGGAAATAGGAAATAAACTATATTTTATGGAAAGAAATGATTAAATTATCTCTTAAAAAATTACAGAAGAACTTAGGTTTAAAACTTCGCAAGAATGTAATGTGTCTTGGAGTTGATACTGCTTCAACTACTGGTTTGGCTCTTATTTCTACTTTTGGGGGAAAGGTAATCATTGATTATTCTATTTTTAAATTACCTACAATTCCCAGAAAGATAGCAGACCAAATGGAAAAGGCAGAAAAATACGAACAAGCAATGGATTCGGCACTTAATTTAATTAGAGATTATAAAAATCAAATAACTATAAAAGTTCCATCCATTTTAGTATTGGAACAATCTTTTCTTTTAATGAGTCCAGAAACTTTTGGCTATCTCAGAAGTCTTGGGGGAATTTTTTATTCAGAACTTTATGATTCTTTTGATGAAATAAAATTTTATCTTCCTGGAGTTGCAAGAAAATTGGTTGGATTTCATTCCAATTTAAAAAGAGGAACTCCAACTGACCAAAAGAAAAAAGAAATAATGAAATTCATTTCTAACATTGTAGAAGAAGAAATCAAAAGTTCAGATATTGCGGATGCAATTTTGCTTGCACTTAGCGGACTTAAGGAAAAATAAATGATATTAAAATATAGATTAGGTCTGATTGCTTATACAATTCTAAGTAAATTTGGATTAAATAAAATTACAATAAATTTATTAAGTTGGATAGAGAAAAAATTAAACAAAATTAAGGAGGAATAAAATGTATTGTAATTATTT